GAAACAGATAGAGATGATTGCATCGTCTATTCGAGAGTTTGGGTTTAATGCACCTATTCTGATTGATGGCGAGAATGGGATCATTGCCGGGCATGGCAGATTGGAGGCGGCCAAGAAGCTGAACCTTGAGAGTGTGCCAGTGGTTAGATTGGATCACATGAGCGAGGCACAGAAGAAGGCATATATCCTGGCAGACAATCGCCTCGGTGAGGTTGGGGGTACTGAGTGGGATCTCGATCTGGTGTCTCTTGAGTTGGAAGGGTTAAAAGAACTGGATTTTGATATTGATCTGACTGGTTTCTCTCTTGATGATATTCTGGTTGAGCCTACAGAAGGTCTAACCGATGAAGATGCCGTACCAGAAGCCCCAGAAGAGCCTGTAACGGTCGAAGGGGATATTTGGGTGCTAGGAGATCACAGGGTGATGTGCGGGGATTCAACGTCTATTGACGCGGTTGAGAAGTTGATGGGTGGGGAGCTGTCTATTTTGTTGCATGCAGATCCACCGTATGGAATGGGAAAAGAAAAAGACGGTGTTTTGAATGACAATCTATATCGTGATAAATTAGACGCTTTTCAAATGGAATGGATTAAAGCATTTCGTCTATATATGGCTGACAATGCAAGTGTTTACATTTGGGGCAATGCTGAGGACTTGTGGCGGTTGTGGTATGTTGGAGGGTTGAAGGATTCCGAAAGGTTGACGTTCAGGAATGAGATTATTTGGGAAAAAGGTGCTTTTGGCTCTGGAGGTGGAACTGGTGTTGGGCAAGCCATACAAAGATCATATTTCCCAGCGACAGAACGTTGTCTTTTCTTCATGCTTGGAGAGCAAGGCTTCAATAATAATGCTGATAATTATTTTGAGGGGTGGGATAGTGTAGTAAATTATTTAGATAATGAAAAAACAAAAGCAGGTTTAACTATTAAAGTTTGCAAAAGGTTGGCTGGACATAGTGAAAAAAGTGGTTGCCATTGGTTTGATAAAAGTCAGTGGAGCTTCCCGACCGAAGATGTTTACAATTCTTGGAAAACCCACTGCCAACAAAACAATATAGATGCTTTCAAAAAAGAATACAACGAACTAAAAAAAGAATATTCCGAACTAAAAAAAGAATTTTACGCAACGAGAGCATATTTTGACAACACACACGAGAACATGACAGATGTTTGGAATTATCAAAGAGTTACAGGAGAAGACAGACACGGACACGCAACGCCGAAGCCGGTTGATATGATGGAACGAATAATGAAGTCAAGCGCACCCGAAAACTCAATAGTAGTAGAACCATTCTTAGGCTCAGGCTCAACACTAATAGCTTGCGAGAAAACCAGCCGCAAATGCTACGGAATGGAATTAGACCCCAAATACTGTGATGTAATCATCAATCGCTGGCAAGACTATACAGGCAAGAAAGCAATCCATGAGGCAACAGGCGTGGAGTTTGGTAATGTAATCACACCAGAACATATTGAGGAGGCGGCATGAGCCAAGGTGAAGGTGGCGGTCAGCCCCCTATAGAGCTGACAGATGAGCAAAAGTCTCAGGTTGAGGCTTTGGCGGCATATCTTAATTCAGAGCAGATTGCTGATTATCTCAGTATTGGGCGCACAACCTTTTATGCGATAATGAAGCGCAATCCAGAGGTGGGCGAACGGTATAAAAGGGGGAGAGCCAAGGCTGTAGGCAGTGTGGCGCAGTCTATTATTCAACAGGCTACGTCAGGAAACACTACGGCTGGTATTTTCTACCTCAAGACTCAGGCAGGATGGCGAGAAGCCGCCCCAGAGATAGCCAGCCTCCCAACCCTGAATATCGCTCTCAGTGAATCTATATCTGACGACTCCCCAGACTAGAGTATTTACAGACATCTCCCGCTTCCGGGTGATGGTAGCAGGGAGGCGGTTCGGCAAGACCTATCTTGCACTGGTTGAACTGCTCAAGCAGTCTATCAATACACCGGATCAGCTCTGCTGGTATGTCGCTCCGACCTACAAGGCCAGCAAGAACATTGCGTGGTTACTGCTCCAGAAGCTATTGCCGCCAGAGTATATCGCCAAGAAGAATGAGAGTGAGTTGTCAGTCAAGCTATTGAATGGGTCAACGATTGCCCTCAAGGGTGCTGAGAACGCTGATAGCCTCCGAGGTGTGGGGCTGAACTTCATCGTGCTTGATGAGTTTGCAGACATGAAGCAGACCGCATGGAGCGAGGTATTGCGGCCTACGCTGTCTGACACTGGAGGGGCGGCACTATTTATTGGCTCACCCAAGGGGCGCAATCACTTCTACGATCTGTGGGGTATGGGTGTTGATGGGGTGGAGGATTGGAGCAGTTACCAGTTCACTACACTGGACGGTGGCAATGTTCCTGATAGTGAGATTGAATCTGCCAAGCGTGACCTGGATGAGAGAACATTCAATCAGGAGTATTTGGCGAAGTTCGTTAATTACTCAGGGATTATTTATTACAACTTTGGCAGAGAGGAGTCGGTCAGAAAGATGCCAATCGTTGATGGCATATTGCATATTGGCCTTGATTTTAATATCGACCCCATGAGTGCAGTGGTCTCCCAGAGAGATGGCGGGGTGCTTAACTTCGTTGATGAGATTGTTATATTTGGCTCAAATACAGACGAGATGGTGGATGAGATAAAGACGAGATACCCAAAACAGAAGATTATTATCTACCCAGACCCGGCATCCAGACAGCGCAAGACCTCTGCTGGAGGCCGCACCGATCTATCTATTTTGCAAAATGCCGGGTTCGTTGTTAAAGTGCGTAATAAGCATACTGCTATTCGTGACAGAATCAATGCAGTTAATAGTCGATTGATGAATATGGAAGGGGAGCGGTTTATATTTGTTGATCCAAAGTGCAAACAGGTTATTAAAGGATTGGAGAGACAGACCTACAAAGAGGGAACTAGCCAACCTGATAAAGACAGCGGATTCGATCACATGAATGATGCGCTGGGATATTTAGTAGATTACCTATATCCGATCAGGCGAGATCGGGATATAGCGCAACCCAAGAGGTGGAGTTAATGGACAAGAAAGAATTATTGGAAACAAATCCAACTTATGATGCAAGCATTGGGAGATGGCAATTCTATCTTCGATCCTACATGGGTGGTGCTGAGTATGCAGATGGTAACTATCTGACCGCTTATGTTAATGAGGACGAGGATGAATACCTCAAGCGCATCAACTCTACCCCTTGCGATAATCACTGCAAGAATATCGTTCAAATCTATAACAGCTTTATCTGGCGCATACCGCCAACACGTACACTTCCAGACAAAGATAAGGTTGTGGATAGCTTTATCAAGGATGCAGACCTAGATGGTCGCTCCTTCAATGCGTTTATGAGAGAGGCGGGAGCATGGGCTTCGGTCTATGGTCACTGTTGGGTAATGGTAGATAAGCCTGCCTCAAATGCTGAGACAGTGCAAGACGAGATTGATCAAGAGATCAGACCTTATGTCACTGTCATAACCCCAGAGAATGTGCTGGATTGGAGATATGAGAGAACGCTATCAGGTAGATTCAAGCTAACCTATCTCAAGGTGCGAGAGCATATAGTTGGAGACAAGCAGACTATCAGGGTATGGCAGAACGATACTATCTCTCTCTATGAGATAGATAAAGAGGATGCAAAGCTGATTGAGCAGGTAGACAATCCACTTAAAAGAATCCCTGCTGTAACCCTTTACTCTTCCCGCTCCCCTCTTCGCGGGGTTGGTATCTCGGATATCACCGATATTGCGGATTTCCAGAAAGCGATCTATTCGGAGATGTCAGAGATTGAACAGCTAATCAGGATCTCTAATCACCCCTCTCTTGCGAAGTCAGAAAGCACAGATGCCAGTGCAGGAGCAGGCTCAGTAATCACTATGAGTGATGATCTGGATGCTGGTCTCAAGCCTTACCTGCTCCAGCCCTCTGCCGCCTCCCTGTCTGGGGTTATGGCTTCCATTGATGCAAAGGTGGAGAGCATTAACAAGATGTCTCACATGGGGGGCGTGAGAGCCTCTGAGAAGCAAGCTAAGAGCGGAGTTGCATTGCAGACAGAGTTCCAGCTGTTGAATACCCGCCTGTCTGAGAAGGCGGATCTCCTTGAGCTTGCAGAGGAGCAGATATGGGAGTTGTTTAATCTTTGGCAGAATCGATCAGATGAGATCAGGGTGGATTATCCTGATAGTTTTGATATCCGAGATCATGAGGCTGATCTGCTATTCCTCCAGCAAGCAAAAGCCAGTGGAGTACCGAGTAAGACATTCATCAAGGAAGTGGACTCGCAGATAGCTAGACTTGTTATAGCTGATGATTTGGTCGATCCTGTTATTGGGGAGATTGAAGAGGAGTCTGGAACATTTACCCCTGAATCTGTAGAAGTTTGAACCTAGAAAATATCAGCACTCAACGGGAGCATACAGTCGAAAGGCTGATGGCTCTCAATGACAAGAACCTAGACTCAGCACTAGAGGCTCTTGAGGATGATGTGATTCGCATAGCAAGGGGCGGAGGTGATGTAGCTTCTGCACGACTTGCTATTGAGATGAGACGAGAGTTAAAGCAAACCATAGACAAGCATTATGGGGGATGGGCTAGAAAAACCACAAAAGGATATAGCAAGGTTGCAGGAGCAATTCTCAAATCATTTGGAAAGCTACCCTTGCCAGCTAACTTTGCAGACCTAACCGATGTGGATCGAGATGTAGTCTCTGGATTACAAAAGATGACATTCTCAGGCTTTGAGGATGTAGGTGCTACGTTCCTTGAAGATATGTCAAAAGGGCTGTATCAGAACACCTTAGCTGGCAGACCCTTCTCAGAGTTTGAGAAG